ATACTCGAATAAAAAGTTGCATTTCTGTAATTTGTGGCGCTGACAGTTGCAGCTGCTTTTCGGTATTGAAGGTTAATTTGTGTCGATGTTCCTCCAGTAACGGCGTCAATTTTAAGTTGAATCTTGTAGTTATCCCATTGGGATGTAAAAACGTTATCGACTGCAATAGAACCAGCTGTAGTGAAGTTTGTGTTAATAAGTTGAGTCAAGCCAAATGGTGAAACCCAAGCTGTTCCGTTGTAGCTTTCGTAACGGTTTACGTCCTCTAGCCAAGTAAGCATACCTTCAACTGGTGAAGTTATAGCAGAAGTTCTAGCGGCTGCGTTTGAAAAAACCATTACGCTTTGACGCATTAGGTTATCGTTTATTTCTGAAGCATTGAGTACGCTTCCGTTGGTAAAGACTTTATAAGCCATTTATGCTTCTTTCCATAGTTCTAGAGTTGTAAACCAAGTATTCACGTCTATGCGGTGATTGACCTTGATTATAGTATAAAAACCTACAATGTCTAGCTGATTATTAGTATAGCTTACCCCGATAGTTGTACCGGGGCTAAACAATGCCGCGTCTGTAAGGTTTCCTAGTCTGTCAATAGTTGGTGTAACTACCACATTTACTAAGTTTTCAGGATTCTGCGTAAACACTCTACTAGCCCATGCCGACATTTCTGTAGTATCTGTAGTGTTTAGAACTACGTCAATAGCAGATTCCCCGTAAAGGTCTATTGAGTCTTGGTCTTTTAGGTTTACTCGTATTGTGTCATCTGATTGAAGGCTTACCTTTAAAGAGTTATAAACCGCGTCCGCGTCTGAGAATACCCCAATTTCAGCTAAACAAAGATGATAAGGGTCTGAGGAATGTTCGTTTCCAATAATGTAAGTTGTTGGTGTTCCAACTTCGTTAGAAGGTCTAGGAATGTAAACAATTTCTTGAGTCTCTTGGTCTAACCAAATAATACCAAGTCCAACAGCTAAGGCTTCATTTATAATTCCACCGGCAACTACGTTAGTTTCTGTAACGGAAGGTATTTTTCCGCCTAGGTCCACTGAGTCAGGAGAAATACCAAGTCCGCTTTGAATACCAACAAGCTCTAGAATTTCGTCTACTGTTGCGAAGCCTGAGCCGGGGAAGGTCTCAGTATTCCAGTTAGCGAAGCGAGAGTTTACTAAATTCTTGTAACTGTCAAAACTTGTAATTTGAATAAGATTTAGACCGTCTGGGTAATAAGTTACGTTTATTGTGTCAATAAAGCCTTGGAACAATATTCGGTCTAATTCTGCGTCTTCTAGTCTGACTCTAATTCTTGTAGAAGCTCTAATGTTTTTATTTACCGTCGGGTCTAGGTCATAGCTTTGAAGAGTAAGCTGAGCTGTTCCCGGCTGAGGCTGAAAGAAAATAGCGTCTTGTACTATTCCACCAACAGAAATATTTACGTTAGCTGTTGAACAAGATACTTCCTGCCACTTGAGCCCTGAGCTAGGCGCTAATACGTCTTCTCCACCAAGCAGCGATACACCCAAGATAAATTCACCATAGCCACCTAGTAAGTCAGTACCGCCCAACTCGCTAATACCAAGAATAAAAGAGTTGCCTTCTGCGTCAGGTACTAGAAACTCTACCTTTAAATTTTCTTCTACTCTAAAATTTGTAATCATTGTGGTGTCTGTAGTACGTTCGTTCCAGTTGAGCGATTAGCTTTTCTAATTGCTTCTGCTATTTGTTGAGCTGTTACGTTGCCATTGTTTACGTTTATATTTACTGTTTGAGGCGCGGGCTTAAAGGCGTTTCCAAATAGACCGTTGCCCTCTTCATATCTGCTTCCACCGGAATAGATATTGGCATTTTGAATAACTTGCTGACCTTCCATGAAGCCACCAGTAGCAGAACCCGCTAAAGCCGCTCCAGTAGCTAGGATAGGCGAACCGCTAACAGCCGCGGCAACACCTGTAGCAATTTTGAATCCATTTACCGCTGCGGTTGCTATGTTCCAAGCTGCGGTTACTCCACCAATAGCGGCAACCATAGGAACTAAGAAGTCTTTGTTGTCAATTACCCATTCAACTAGCTTTATGCCTTCTTCAACAATGGCGGTAATACCTTCAACAACTTGGTCTAAAGTTTCCTGACCTTCTGGGCTAGTAAGCCAAGTAGTAAAGTCTTCAAGTAATGGTAGTAAAGCTGTTCCAATTTCTTCAGCAACTCTTTCAAAGGCTATAGTCATTTTCTCAGTATCGGTAACGGTAGCCGCGGCTGTTCCACCAACTTGAGTTTCGAGCTCTTTAAGAATAATTTCTTGAGCTCCAGCAATATCACCGGTCTCTTGTAGACTCTTGATAACCTTTTTCTGCTCTTCTGTAAACGTTAGACCAACGCGAGTTAAGGAAGAGATTCCTTCTACTGGGTCATTGAGAGCTTTACCTAATTGAGTTGCGTTAGAAGTAGCTTCACCAAAACCGGCAGCGGCTAGGTCTTGGGCTAGTATTGTAGCCCTATCAAAAGCACCGCCCATAGTATCAGCGGTCTTTGTGACTTCTTTAAAGGTAAGAAGCTTAGCTTGTGTGGCTTTGATTGTTTCAGCGTCTACACCGACAAGTAATTCTTGGTCTTCTGCGAATTGTTTAATTCTGTCTGTTGTCTTTTTGGTTTCAGTACCAAACAAGTCCATGGATTTAGCAATAGCGTCTATACGCTCGTTAGCAACCTGAGCTTCTTCTGCCGCTGCTACAGCGTCTTTTAGACCTTGAACTATTCCAGTAAAACCTAAAGCAATAGCAATACCGCCGATAGCTTTCCCAATACCGGAAGAAACGGAGCTTACTTTATCGTTTAGCTTGGCTAGGCTTCCTTCAGCTCCCTGAGTTGCCTTGGTAAGCTTTTGAAACTCTCCAAGAATTTCGACGTTTAGAATTAAGCTCATCTAGCTTTAACCTCTTTATTCAAGTCCGTAATGAACGCTTTGTACTCGCTCAATGTTAGAGCCTTGTATTCTTTAGGGCTCATATTAAAAGCCCGACAGAACTCCGCCATTCTTTTAGCGGATAGCTCCCTTATTCTTTTTTTTCTTCGTTACCCTTTACCATTTCAAGAGCTTGCTTTAAAGTTACCTTCTTAGCGTCTTCCATTTTGGCAGCCGGGTTAGCTCTCTTCATTACAATCCAAACAAAAGCTGAAAGGGCTTTACCCTTGGGCTTACCGTTAGCGAAAGCCTCGTCAATACTTGAGTTTGTCAAGTTTTCGATTAGTTCTACTTCTTCTAAAGTCAAGCTCTCAAAGTCGAAACCGCTCATTCTGTTTTCCTCTCGTGGTTATCTTGTGTAGTTTTTATAATACTTGTTGAATAGCTTATTCATGTTCACAAAATAAGTTTTATAAACTTCGTTTCGTGTCAATCCTAAAGCTTTAGCGAAGAAAGGATTGGGAAGAATATTTTTCTTCACAAAGTTATTCCGGTCATAGAACCAACCCCAATGAATAGGGTTAGCATATGGAACGCTCTTAGCAGTACCCGCGCTTACAAGTACTTTCCTAGCTTGTCTTTTGGACTTGATAGTAGAGCGTAGCTTTCCAGACCGAACCGGAACTAAGGAACGTGACATATTAGCAACAATGTCCGCTGCTTCTTGCGAAGCTTTTCCAACCTCAGCGGTAGGAACTCCGATTTCTCGAAGAGCACTAATTACCTGCCTAAGGTTTTCAACCTTAATTCCAGCTTCTTGAGCCATGATTAGCTTGTCTGGATTGTTACACCGTAGTACTGGTTTGAAGCTGGGTTATGAGGAGTGTTTTTCACCTGAAGAGTTACGCTGAATACAGCGGTCTCGTTGCTTGTTAGCGATAGTGGAGGAAGCTCGTCAAAAATGACAGTTCCCTCATAGTGAGGAGCGTCCGCGGTTGCGGTTGCGTTTCCCTGAGGCTGGATTGAGAAAGCTACCTCCGTACCAAAGTTATCCCATAGTACGCGGTAAAGGCTTGTGTCTTCTCCAGAAGTAATACCGTCTAGCTGTAGTGCCCATTGTCCACCAACGCGAACTTCGCAAAAGGTCTGTACGTCTCCCGGAGCGTCTCCAAGTGATAGTTCAACCATGTTAGCGTCACACGCGTAATCAGTTCCACCAATTTTAAAGTGGATGTTTTGAGCTTTGATTCTTGTTGAAGCAGCCATTAGCTAACTTCCTTTCTAAAGTGTTATATCTAGTTGTACATTTATGTTTGCTGAAAGGTACTCAGCGTTGTTCGCTTGTAAGTTGTAAGGCTGATTGACTGAAGTAATCCGGACATAGGTTAAAGGCTCTATGGCGTTTATTACGTCTTCAATTAGCTGGTCTAGGTTTTCAGTTGCCTTCTTGTTGGTAGCAGTTGCCCCAACTAGAACTAGTTCAAGCCCTAAGCTCCATTCCCCAAATTGTGCGGTCTGAAGATAAGGCTGAGCCGAGTTCAAAATGACAATAGTTGGGGTTACACGCTCAGGAACATATTCCAAAACGTTTAGCCCGGCTTCTTGTAGCTCTAATTTAAATTCTACTTTAGAAGCGTTTATCTCGCTCATACAGCGTAACCAACATACCTTTGAAGCAACGGGTAAACCGCGCCCATAGGGTCTTTAGCTACACGAATAGGAGCGCCGTCAAAACTGGCGAACTGAGCAACTCCGTTAGGTGCGCTGCGACGGTGGAAGAGCTCCGAACTTGCGATTAGTACAGCTTGGTCATGAAGAGAAACCGGAACGGTCTCAATCTCTCCAATGTAAGCCGAAACTAAAGCAGTACCAGAAGTTAGACATTCTTGTGGAAAGTCTATTTCATCAGTACCAACATAAGCTTGGAACTCTTCCAACGTAACAGCCATTTTTATAGACCTATTACGCTACTACGTCTAGCTCTACGATTGCCTTAGCGAATGGAACGGTGATAGCCATGTATCCGTAAACGCTAATTGAGTCGGTTAGAGTTGTGATGTCTTCTGAGCTTAGTCTTACTGGAGCGCCAGCAGACTCAAGAGTCTGGATAGCTGCGCTGTTAGCAACGTAAGCCTTTGTAGCTGTCATAGCTGGGTCTACGATAATTGGAAGTCCCATAATCTGACCTGATAGACCCGGTACGTTAGCAGAACCTAGGTTGTTTACACCAGCTCCGTCTACTAGAACAACTGGACGTCCGTCTTCACCCTGTACGGATAGAAGGAACTTGTAAGCAGTTGTACCAACAACGATAGCTTCTGGGCGTAGACCTGAGTTCTTGAAAATGTAGGTCGAAGCGTCAGTTAGACCAGCGATAAGAGCGGCTGAAGTTCCAGCGGAAACGTCGAAGACCTTACCGGTGTAGTCCAAGCCCTGTACCTTGGTGATAAGAGCTGCGTTGGTTGCGTTAGCGTAAGCGATAGACAATGCGCGTAGTGCGGTGTCTAGGTAGTTTACTGAAGAGCGCTCTACTGTCTGGCGGCTCATCTCGGTGTAGCCTCCGTAGGTGATTACGTTAGCTGAAACGCTGTCAATGGTTAGGTTACCAAAAGACAATGCCTCATTCTCAGGGTCTTGTACACCAACAGCAAGAGTGTTAGCAGATACCTGAGCGTACTCTACGGTTAGACCGGCGGCTGGAAGAGCTGCGCGGGAGAAAACCGAAAGAGCTGGGCGGTTAGTGTTGATTAGGTTGTCAATGTAACCCAACCAACCCGGAAGAGCTACGGTGTCCGCAGAAGTGGAAGCTGCGCGGGCTAGAGCCTTTGCGTCTTCGTCTCCAACTAGAAGACCCTTAGCGTATTCTCCCTGAGAGCGGAATTTAGCGGTTGCTGGTGCTGCGGTTACGACGGTCTGACCTGCTTCAACGACTCGGCGCAATTCTGCTACCTCATCCTGAACGGTACGAACGTCAAGTTCAATGTTGTCCATTGTTTCACTTTCTGATTCGATAGGAGAAGTAGTAACTTCCTCGGATTCTTCAATCTCGACTTCGCTCCGTACTTCTGTTATTTTTGCGCCTTCAAAGGCAGGGAAGGGAACTACTGAAACCTCTTTTAGGTCTACTAGTTCTCTAACAATCGTTTGACCTTCCTTACGGTCTTTAACCGGAAAGAAGCCAACCGAAAAACGGTTTAGGACGTCATCCTTTAGCAAGGTGTAAACTTCGTTACCCCTTGGAGTGTCTGAAATTCGAGCTACAATCTCAAAGCCCTCTTCTGTATCTCTACCTTCAACGACTTTACCAATAGGCTCTTCGTGTCCGTAGAATAATTTAACGTCTTCTAGATTCTGGATTGCTCCAGCCTCAAAACGCTCTTTTAGGTTTCCAGTCAAGTCAATTTCCTGACCATATGGAACAGCTAGACCAACGATTGTTCTTTCTTCGGTCTCAACTAAGCGAGCTTGAAACTCGCGTGTAATCATTTCAGACATCTAAGCCTTCCTTTGTTCTGACTTCCTCGGCGGTTAAGATACCGGCTGCGATTGCGGTCTGGTAATAGTTGTAACGTGAAGCCACGTCTGCTTTAAATAGGTGCTCAAAATCAAATTCAACTCTTGTACCTCTTGGAAGGCAGTTTGAAAGAGCGTCTGTAATTGCGTCCGAATATGCCATGAGGGTGTGACGAAAGAAGACGAATTGTTCGTCCGCCAAATTGGTATAAGTATCGCTAGAGCCGGGAACGGAAGTTAGAAGAAGTCTAGGTGGAATACCAAACAGACGCGCGATTGTCTGTACTTGCTGGTCTTGTACTTCGGTGAATAGTGCGTCTCTAGGAGATAGTGAAATAGCTTGGTAATCAAAACCGTTTCCTAATACAGCAATTTGTTTATTCTGCTGCTTGTTGTGCCAGTTGTTTGTTACTTCGTCTGCCTCAGCCTTGTTTATCATGCTGTTGGTCTTTAGAACACCAGTTGGAACACCGGCAGAAGTAAACCAATTACCCGCGTAATCTCTCAAGTCAATAGCTGCGCTAATGTCTTTTCTACAAGACTCAATCGGAGAAACGCCCTTTAGAACACCCGCGCGGCTAAAGATTCTTAAGTGCTCAATCTCATTTTTGGTATAGCGCTTACCCATATAGTCGTAAACAATAGTTGAATAGTCAATAGTGCCGTCTACCATTTTTGGGTAAGAAGGCTGGACAGAAGAAGCCGGAAGAATAGTTAGGTTGTTTACCTGTCCGTTAGAACCGTAGTTTTTCAACCAATAAGAGTTACCCTCTAGAGCCAAGTCTGTAACTGTTTGAAAAAGGAAGTCTCTTTTGTTTTGGTCTAGTGAAGGATTGTTTACCAAGACTGGGTTTTCAATCTTTAGTTCTATACCAGTAGCGAACCTAAAAGTATTCATTGTCATTTTGCTAATTGGGGTAGCAATAATCTGAATAGCGCGATAAACCGCGGTAAGGCTTAGAGCTGAGCTAGGCGTAACGGTACTAGCTTGTCTAGTTGGAATTGTGGGCTGGGCTGCGCGTACTTCTTTGCGACCTAATAGCCTGTCAAGAATAGATGCCATATTGGAACAATGGTATCACATACTACCGTCAAAAGACCCCGACTGTTGCGTGTTGTGCTCTTGAAGAAACATACAGCGCCATAACTGTAGACATAACCGCGTCTATATCTCCAATAGATTCTTTACGACTTATGAGCCAAGTCTCACCGGTATATTTCGCAACCCCGTTAGGCATTTGAGCAACCAACAAAGGGTCACTATTATGCCTAACGGAGTTACTACTAAACATGGCGAAGACAGCCGAGCACGCTGAAGAGACTTCTTTAGTCCATAGTTGCCACACCGGTAAGCCTGAGAGTTTTAACCTCTTAGCTAAGCTAGGTAACTGGCGGTCATCCAACGCTATCGCCCGCGGACTGAATTTGCCATAGAGAGATACTATCTCATTAAATAGTTGTTGCTCCGTAGGATTGACCAACGACATGACTAATTCTGTTTCCTGTATTCCGTCGTTATCGTTAGCGAAGGCAATAGTGGCATGAGTCCAGTTGCGCGTAATGTCTACAGCGAATACACCATTCTGTAACTTGGTTGCGCCTCTACCAGTTGCCGCTCTAAATATGTCACCGGGAAGCCAAGAGTCCGTAGAACCGGCAATAAACTGATTAAGTCTGTAGCGTCTAGCTTCGTGCTCAGGAATTGTTTTCAAGTCTGAGATAACTTGTTCAATCGGGATTCTACCGGCAGCCACCGACGGATTAGCCGCCATAATTGCCTTAGGGTCATCTACAGCCGCGTTTTCCGGTGCTGTCCACAAGAAGAAACCAAATCGCTCTAGGTCTTTAGCTCCGTTAGCGGCTGCCTTGCCGGACTTGTAAAGCTCTATTAGAGTCTTTGAGTTTTGGTCTCCCGCTGTCGTAATCCCAACTACGATTCCGTCTTTTCGCTGGGACGTACCTAACACCGCCGCCGAGTACATTCCTTCTTTAGCCAAGTGGAGTTCGTCAAAGAGACAAAAGCTGATTGGGATACCCTGAAGAGCTGCTTCTTTGGCTGCCTTTACGTCATAACGTCCGCCGCCGTCGCTAGTCACAATACCGCGGGTCTCAGTCGCTCTTTTAAAGCGTTTCTTTAGAAAAGGGTTGCTGTTAATGACATAAAGTACGCGGTTGTAAACAATGTTCGCTTGGTCTGTACTAGAAGCCAAGGATATACATTGTGGACCAACCTCATGAAGTAGAAGACCGTAAAGACCAAGGATTGCGGCTATTAGGCTTTTTCCGTTTTGCCTTCCAACTGAAATTACTATCTGTCTGTATCTCAGCCTTCCGGGGTATTGCGGGTGGTCATCCGGGTAGCGCTCCAGTATTGCCCTTAGAAGCCACTTCTGCCACTCATCTAGCTCTAGCCCGTCCGGGCTTTCTGGACTCTTCCAAGCTATGTTAGCGAACTCAATAAGCTTGTCCCCGTCCGTAACGAAGTCTTCGCTAAGCGGCGGAGTGTAGATAGTTGGAAGCTGGAGCATTATCTAGTAAGTAACTTTTCTAGCGGGTCTACTTCTACGTTAGAAGCACCTAAAGACCGTTGTAATTCAAGTACGGTCTTCCTAAGTTCTGCCGCGGTAGACGTATTCGCTTGTTGGTCAAACGATTGTGCCAGCCTGAGGCATAAACCTGAGAGAACTTTTTGTTCAAGGTTTAATTCCAAGGTATCTAACCATTCTTGTATTGCTTTAGTAATCATTCTTTTCCGTTCCCCGGATAATGTGAACTATCCGTAAAAATCCTTTGGCTTGCGCGGGATGAAACGGAACACCCAGAAAAAACCGGGTGTCCGCTTTTTGCTATTTATTTAGTCGAAGTTTTTGTTTCAACTTGTTTTTCCAATGACTTCTCCACAACATTCGATAAGTAAAGATACGGTGGCGTACCCCTAAATACCGGCGTCTATGCGCGCGTTTACTTTTTATTGGTCTTATTGCGAATGGTAACAAACTATTGAGCATTAGCAGGATACGGAGCAATAGCCCCTTCTTACCCCTCCCCCTATTTAAACCGGGGATTGCGCCATTGTACTCTTTGAAGGGTACGGTCTTGCTTTCGTCCGTTACAGGCTCGACATAACGATTGTAAGTTGTTGATGTCATGATTGGGTTGCCCGTTGCCGGGTGGAATGATGTGGTCGATTGTCCAGTCTTCACCTTCAAGCTCCTTCGCACACGCCGCACAAGTCGGCTCCAAAACAGTCTTCGCATAGCTGCGGGCTTTCTTCCAGTCCGTTGATGAGTGCCAGTCTGCCATTTGATAATCCTCTCAGGGTTTCCGAGTCTTTAGTTTCCCAGCGTTCTATTTCTATAATTACTTCTTCAAGGGTTAGAATATCTCCCAAGTCGTGATGAGCATTTAGGAACTCTAGTATTTCTTTTCTAGAGTATTCAACCCCAGCTAGGAAGCCTTTGGTATATTGTGTTTTCATTGTTCCTCATCTTCCAATACGATAACGGTTATTCCTTTGGTGTCTGTATTTACAGCGCAGTTGGGACAGGTCTCATGTTCCACCGGGTCATATTTGTAATCACACCATAGACATTCGTTCATTTAGTTTCCTCGACGATTCTCACAATGCGCTCTAAGTGGTTTACGTCTACGTTGGTAGAGATTACGCCGTCGTTTACAATGCCCTTTATAATCTCATCTTTGAAGTGCTTTGAGGCGCCTTCCCAGCCTTTGTTATATTGCTCAATCTGACCAGTTACAAGCCGGGTCTTTACCATTTCCATAAGCCGGTCATAGTCAGGTACAAGCTTTCTAATGTTTTCAATAGTCTCTTTTTGTAAGTCTTGTTTTTCGTGGTTATCCATAAGTTTTTACTACCCTTGCCGCTAGTGTGGTTATGTTTTCTGCTAGTTGTGGTACGGACATAGCTTTCATAAATAGAGAAGCTAAGGCTGGACGTATCTCTTCAAAGTCATTACTCCAAACAAGGTTATTGTCCAGTAGAAGCCTCATGGCTTCAAAACATAATGCGTTACGGTCTTCTTCTGTTAGCTTGCTGACCATTATTTACTAAAGTCCGCCTTAAAGTACAGGTAGACAATTCCAATAGCTATTAGACCCATTACCGGCTCTTCAATCCTGAAGCCAATAACAGTTAGTCCATAAACAAAGACGCTAGAAACAATAACTTCTATAAGTCTTTTTGCTCTTACCATGTTGGTACTCCTTCTGTCGTGGTAGTTCAATTTTATGGCTATTTGTAGCGTGTCAAGCATTTATAACGTTTCGTTATCTAATTGTTATCTGAGCTTTCCTGAGGTCACTAGAGCACCTCTAAGGCTAAAGCCACAACCCCGGCAGAATAGTCTTTGATACTTTCCAGTATTGGTGTAACGGTATCCGTATTTCATAAGGTCATGGCTGCCACAATTTTTACAGCCGTCTGGGTTTCCCTGACTTGCCCCTATATGTGGATGGTTTTTAATCCAAGGTAACAAGATATGGTATAGGTCAATTAGAAGGTTTACGTCTTGAATTTGGTATTCCTTCATTTCCTTCCATGCCTTAGCATTACCAGCCATACAGTCAAGCCATAACTGAAAGCCTGAGTGTTTTACTTTTGCTCCAACCCCTAGCTTTTGAGAAACATAGTCAAGCTTGTTAGAAGGAAACTTAAACTGACCTTTTACAGTTCGCATTAGGTCAAGCTCAATCCAAGGGCTAGGTGGTAGATATCCGTTTTCTATAAATTCTCGCTTTATGTGTTTAGAGTCGAAGGCTGCGGAGTTCCAGCCGATAAGTACGTCTGCTTCGTCCATAATGCGGTGAAGTTCGTCCAGCATAGCTTTTTTACCATGGTGGTGAACTGACTTAAACATAACCTTCTCTTGTCCAAGCCACCGAGCGCCCCAACAAATTACTTCTGTCGAGCGCTCTATTTGCGTTATTGCTATATTTTGTTCCCATAGTCCCCAGACGTGCGCCAAGTTGGGAGACGTCTCAAGGTCGAGAAATAATATTTTCATAGCTTTAAACGTAGCCTTTACGCTTACGGTCTAGGTTAGACACGCCAGCCGTTATCATTTCGTTATCAAACGGAGTTACGGTAACTAACACCCCAGATTCGTGATTGTCTGCGTAGTTTTTGCGAGCGCTTAGGTCTACTACTAAGTTGTCATTAGTCAAGACCCCGGCTGATTCAAGAGAGTCTAAACAAGCTCTAGTTAATTTATCTAGGTCGTAAGTGCCGGTTGCGTATTCACGCTTTACGCTTTTAGGTCTGGTAAGCCAAAAGGTCAAAGAAACAGATACAGCGGTTACGAACGGGCTGTCTAGTTCAAGCATTTTCATTTGAAAAGCCTTTTTCATGGTTTCCCTCCATGCCGGGAGTTGCTTATTTGCCTCCACTAAGACAATATGGGCTCCTCGACTAAAAGCCTTTTTAGAGCCTTGTGGTCTAGGTTCTCCCGACACGAAGAGAGTAAACATTTAGAAGGGTAAGTCTGCCGGTAGTCCGGGAGCTGGAGCAACAATATTTATAACTTCTTCAATGCTGGTTTTAGGTTCTCCAGCTTTTAGTAGCTTTACCTGACAGTTGTTTATTGAGTGCTCTACTACCTGCTTGGTTTCTTGTCCGGGCTTGTTGTAAGTTCCAACCTTTGTTCCAAGGCTGCCGTCAATCTGTACTTCGTCATCTTTTTTGTAATTAGAAGCATTGTCTAGCCAAGCTGTCCATAGACGGTTACGTGGTTCGCCTTTAAAGTCGTAAGTTTCCCAAAGCCTTAACCTTGGATATCCTTCATTTACTACTTCTGCTACTTTTCCAACGATTGTTACTATTGCCATTTCTGTTTTTCCTTTCTAGTGTTCTTTTAAGTTTAAGTTAATTATTAGTTAACTTTAACGCGACATCTACGCCGTCTCGTTGCGTCGTGGATGACGCCCCGACTAGTCGTAAACGCCGTCCCGTTTTGCCTTTTTTGACACCCCGTAAATTGTGACTTAGAGTACCGTCGCAACCTTCCGGACAGTCTAGCGTAATCCAGTATCTATTTGTGATTCTGTCGAAACGATAACCCATACCGTTATGCTGCGACATTTCTATCTCCCCCAATTCAACAAGCTTTTGTAAGTTTCGCTGGACTTGTCTTACTGAGCACCCGGCTAATTTAGCCAAGCGGGTCTGAGACGGATAACAACCCTCTTCCGGGTCATCTCCTAAATGCCACGCTAAAGCCGTCAGGAGGGCTCTAGACGTGCCGGTGCTATGGGAGTGGTTCAAGACAGCCGAAAGGGCTTCTAGGCTCATTCTGCGCCTTCCTAGGGTATAATAAATACGCCTCTCGTGGTGAGGTGACGCTTTTGCGTCGGGGTAGTAGTTTTTCTGTATCTACTACCCCTTTCCTCACCTTACTTAGTCTTTAGAGAGTCAGCTAGTTTTTTGATAGCTTCTAGAATTTCGTTATCAACTTGTGACTTTTCTGCCGTTGCGTAAATAACTCTTAGGCTTTCAATATCATTGTTAGCCGCGGCGGTTGAAGCTTCTTCAATCCAATTTCTTTCGGCTGCTATAACCTTGTACATTTCTTCCCGGCTTGGTCTCTTCGAGCCTTTAGCGCCCAGTCCAAGGGTATTTATGACTCTTCCTAAACTGCTTGTAATCCCATTTTCAAGGAAGTTGTTTTTGTTAATATGTGAGCTTCCGCGGGTCTCTTGAGCGAAGTCAATAGCTGCGGGTCTAGCGTCTTCTTTGTCCGTATACGCTGAAGCCTTTACTACAATTTCATTTTCATTTATTAGAACAATTTCGGTGTGTAGTCTTCCGTCTGGGTATTTAGCCCAGAACTTCAAAATACGTTCTGAAACCGGTTCATATGTGGATAGGTCAAAGCCCATTTCTGTTTTTCCTTTCGTGGTTACTTGAATGTAATAAAAGGTTTTCCGGCTCTAGCCTGTAAAGCTATTACCTTTTCACCTTGAAATAAACCGTACTTAGTGCCGTTCATAAAAGCAAGCACCGCGGACTTGTGAGCCTTAAAAGAATTCTCCCAAAATTCAAACTCATACTTAGAAGTTAGTAAATTAGACCATAAAACGCCTAGTTCTATCTCCCCTTCTTGTAAGCCTTCGGAAAGCACTCTAACCGTTTCATAGGTGGATTCGCTGCCGTCGTACATTGGGGGCTCTTTAGCCTCTACAAGGTCATAGAACGCCCGTACGCGGGTTTTCATGGTCTCGATAAGGGATTCATCCCGGACTACTTCAAACTCCTTGTAATCGCCTCCTGAGACCGCTACGACCATACCGCCTTTTAAGCCCAATACTGAAAGGTAATGTTGTACTTGAAGGTTATAGTACTCAGGTAGCTCATCCCAATACTGTCGGGTAAACTTGATTTCCAGTATTCCAAGGTCTCCATTTACCCACTCAATAATGCCGTCTGGGTTAGCTTTCATTAGCGGATTCTCAAGGCTTTGCCATGTTCCAGTTTCGTGAACTGTCAGCCAATCTTTATTCTCTTCAGCGAACAGATTCCTAATAGCCGGCTCAAAAGCTGTTCCAAGCTTCATAGGCATAGAAGGCTCTATTTCATCATTGAGTAGCCCGGTACGCTCAGCCCATAATTGGAAAGCTGACTTCCAAGGGCTTAAGTCCATTACTGAGGCTATGTCTGAGCCACCAATACCCTTACGGGCTTCGTGCCACTCAGGAGAGCTAGGCTCAAAAGTGCCTAGATACTTAGCGAAGCCTAAAGCTTCTATTTTCTGCGTGATTGTCATACGGGTATCTTAGTACCCAAGAATGACATTACTTTTTAGGTTTGTCGTGTCCCTGACCGATTTTACCGAAGCTCTTATTTATCTCGTTTACGTCTAATTTACCGTCCGCTAGGTAAGAGCGTGATAGCTCCTGAGCTACGTCAATTACACCAGCGAAAGCAGCCATAGCAACAGCCGCGCTAACTTCTAGACCAATAGCAGCTCCACCAACAAAGATACCAGTCACCTTTAGAATGATTACCGCGATAGTGCGCCTAAGAATATCTAGCCACATACTAACCAACCTTCAATACTTGACCAACGTTAATTAGATTTTTGTCTTTGATTCCATTTAGCTTTACCAACTCCGCTACTGTCGTTCCATTAGCCTTAGCTATCTTTGTTAGGTTGTCTCCCTTTACTACGGTGTAAGTCTTACCCTCAGCTTTAGGCTTAGCCGCTGCTTTAGGCTTTACAGCTTTAGGGGCTGCGGGCTTAGCTTCTGGAGCTGCGGCAACTCCCTGACTGGATAGAAAAGCTTCGTAGTCAATGTTTCCTACACCCATTGTCGGGCTTCCACCGCGACGGAAAGCCAAGTGAAGATGAGGAGCGTAACCGGTTTCTGAGCCTAGACCTGAGCCACCTGATAAACCAATGACCTGACCCTGAGTTACAACGTCTCCAACCTTTACGTCAATTCTTGAAAGGTGTAGATAGTCTGCGTTATGTCCACCCGGCAGGTTTTGGAAAACCATACGTCCACCAGCTCCGCGGAATGTTTCAACAATTCCGGTTACTGTACCGTCCGCTATTGCCTTTACTGGAGTGCCAGTTGCTACGCCGTAGTCTGTACCCGGATTCCTTGAGGACGGATTACGGTCTTTGTGAGCCTGAAAGCTTGAAGTTACTCTTCCCTCTACTGGTCTAATCCATGACATTTAAAACGCTCCTATTGTTGTTGTTATTAAGCCAATCATTGAAATAATAGCTGCGCCCAATCCGGCGTAAGCAATACGCTCAATCCAAAAAAGTCTAGCTAAAGTTAGTTCAACTTCTCTTAGGCGGTCTGGCACGTCATCCAAGTGGTCTAGTTTCTGAAGCACCTTTATTAGAATGTCTCCATGTTCTAGTTGCTTCTTGTAGATGTCCCCTTGGGTAATGCGGACTGAAGATTTTTCCTCAGACATTAGAGAGCGGCGATTTCTTCTTCTGTTAGTCCGAGTGCAGCCAACTTAGCAAGTGCGGAAGCCTTAGCGTCTGCCTTAGCTTGTAGTTCAGCTTCTACTATTACAGACTCTTCTGCGATGGCTACTTGGTTAGCTAATTCTTCTTCGGTTGCTGGTCTGTCAATAACTTCACCAGTTGAAGCGTCAATGATTATTACGTTAGACATTATTAGTTCCTGTATCCATAGATTTTGATGTTTCCGCTAATAGTTCCGGAAGCCGGAGTGATTACCACACCGTCCAAATTATCGTTAGCTGTGTAGTTTGAAGCTCCGTATAAAACAAAATTGCTGGAGTTTGAAGGAGCTGTTCC